CGCCAGGGTTTCGATGGCCGAGGCGTTACCGGCGAGCTCTGGCACCAGGGTGCCGGTGAGCGTCACCTTGTCGTCGCCCACGCCCACGAACTGGCTGGCGGCGGGCGCCAGAAAGCGATCGTCGCGCGCGTGGCGGAAGGCGCGGTCGCGCTCGATGCGATCGGGCAGCATGGTCTGGCTGTCGAACACGAAGAGGCCAAGGGCAAAGAGCATGGGGCGTCTCGCTTAGAAGTCGTCGGCGTAGGCGCCCAGGCCGCGCCGCTTGCGCTCGATCAGTTGGAGCACGCGATCGGCCAGGGCCTGGGCATCTTCGCCGGGTTGCTGGAAAATCTGGACAGTGATGGGCGCGGCGGACGGGGCGGGGCGCGCTGCAGCGCTGCGGGCGCCGGGGGTATCGGTGGCGCCGCCCAGCGTCGGGCCGGCAAGCGCCAGCGCCCCGGCGCCAGCTACCCGCGCGGCCATGCGATCCATGGCGCGCAGAGGCTGGCGGGCGTTGCCATCGATGCCATGGCCAAGTCCTGTGGCGATATGGCCACCCATTTCCATCATGAGCCGGGACGGGCTCTTGATGCCGAAGTAGTTCTTGAAGGCGGTCACCCCGCTGCGCGCGACCTGGAGCAGCCGCGTCACCAGGCGCGAGGGATCGAGCATGGCGAGCAGTCCCTCCATCATCATGGCGCCGATCGAGCGGAACCATGCCGGGGCGCCGGACCACATGCCCTTGATCGCTGCCCAACCAGCGGAGAAGGCGGCCTTGATTTTGTCCCAATTGGCATAGACGAGATAGGCCACCGCCGCGATGGCCGCGCCGATGACGATGGGCCACAAGCCGATCGCGCCGATGATCGGCCCGATCACCATGAAGGCCGCGCGCACCATCATGAAGCCGTTGCGCAAGGTCGCGAAGGTGGAGAGGATCGAACCGAAGCCGAACTGCAGCGCGCCGAGCGCAGCCCTGCCGGCGACGAAGGCCATGACCAGCGTCATCAGAGAGCGCGCGGTTTCGGGATTGGCCTGCGCCCAGCGCGACACGGCCGAGACGCCCTGGTTCACCCATCCGAAGAATTGCGTCATCGCGGGAAGCAGTGTCGCGCCCAGCGCGATTGCCAGGCTGCTCATGGTGCCCTTGAAGCTTTCCCAGGCAACCGATGCGTCATGCGCCTCGCGTTGGCGGAACGCGGCATCGACGGTGCCGCCGCTCTTGGCCAGGTCACCGCGGATCTTGCGATAGTCCTGCATGTTGAGGATCAGGGTGCGCAGGGCCGATTGCGCCTGCATATCCTCCACCACCAGGCCGAGCTTGGACAAGTCGCCGCCGGTGGCCTTCTGGGTGATCTCGGCAAGGGCCTCCATCGGCGTTTTGCCCTTGGCATAGGCGGCCTTGAGCGCGGCGGGCAGGTCCACGCCGAAGTTCTTCTTGAAGGCGTTCTGAACCGTGGGCGAGTTCACTTTGGCGAGCAGGTTGGCGACGTTGGTGGCCGCTTCCTCGCTGGTGCCCGCGCCGCGCCGGGCGATTTCGAGCGCGGCGGTCAGGTCTGCCACGGCGCCCAGGCCCGACTGGCCCAGCGCCTGGGCCTGCGCCGTCAGGCTCGGGAAGTAGCGGGCCATGTCCTTGACTTCGAAGGCGCCGACGTTGCCGCCCGCCGCCATGATATCGAGCGCTTTGCCGGTGTCGCCCAAGCCCACCTTGAGGTTCTGCAGGTTGGCCGAGGCGGCAGCGGCGCCATCGGCAATGTCCACCTTCATCGCCGTGCCGAGCCGGCCGATCGGGCCGATCATCTGCATGGCCTCGCGCGGATCGATGCCGAAGCCCGACAGGGCATCGACGCCCAAGCGCATGGCCTCGGGCATCTGATGCGCCGCCTCGGCCGCGCGCAGGATGCCCTGGGCCATGGCATCGGTCTGCGCCTGGGTCAGATTGGCCTTTTGCGCGATGTCCACCATGCCGCTGCTGAAGTCCATCGCGGCTTTTCCCGCCAGGACGAGCGGGGTGGCAAGGCCGGCGGCGCCGAGCATGTTGTCGGTGCCGGCGCTCTTGAGCTGCTCGCCGCGCTGGCCGATGCGGTTGGTGTTGGCGTTGAAAGTGTTGATCGCCTTTTGCCGGTCGATCTGCGTGTTTACGCGCTCCAGCTGCGCGGCAAGATCGCGCTGCCTGGCCGTCAGGTCTCCGGTGTTGTCCGCACCTTTGGCGATCTGCGCGTCGAGATCCTTCATCTCCTTCTTGAGATCGCGGGCCTGGCGGAACATGCCTTTGAGTGCCTGATCGCCGCTCCTGCCCAGGCCGATCAGGTTCTTGAGCGCGCCCGAGAGCTTGTCGTTGCCGACGAACGACACGATCAGGGACAACTTGTTGCTGGCCACGGGGCTACTCCGTTCGGTTCATGCGATTCCACGCGACCACGGCGCGGCGGTGCCAGTCGAGCAGATCGGCCAGGTCCATCGTGGCCAGGTCGGACAGGGGCCAGTGGAACACCGCCGCGATATCGGCGATCAGGGTTTCGACGGTCAGGCCGTCATCGCCGCCATCGCTTCGCGCTGGGCCTTGCTCAGAAAAAAACCGACCACCGTGCCGACCACTTCGGCGAAGTCGTCGGCCTCCAGGCCGTAGAACTCGTGTGCGGCAATGGCGGGCGTGGTGATGCGGGGGATCACTTTGGCGACGGCATCGACATCGGCCGCGACCAGGTCGGTCAGCTTGGTGCCGCGCAGATCGCCGCCCTTGGGCTTGCGGATCGAGAGACTGGCAATCGGGCCGCCTTCACGCTTGATGGGCTGCTCGAGCGTGACGACGACAGAGGTGGGCGCAGTGGTGGTATCGGTCATGGCTGGCGATCCTCGTGGAGGCGCGGTCTGGTGAAGGCCCCTGCCGGCAGGACCGCCTTTCTACCGGCAGGGGACCGGGCGCGAGAGGGCTGCCCGGATCTGGTGAGGGGCTTAGCGGCCGAGCGCGGTGCGGATCTCGGCGTAGCGATCGACGCCAAAGACGATGAAGACCATGTTGATCAGGTCGATCTCGATCCAGTCGACGCCATCGACGATCAGGCGGTAATAGCTGCAGCCCACCTTGTATTTGTGGGTGCTGTTGTCGCCCGGCTTGCCGTTGCCGAAGTCGATTTCGGTATAGCGGCCCATGCAGACCACCTCGACGCTCTGCACCTGCCCGGTGAGATCGTTCTGGTAAGCGCCGACAAAGCGGACCAGGCTGGCGGCGAGCGAGGTGGCGCCGAACTGCCGCAGTGCTGCATCGATCATGCCGCCCATGGAAAACTCGAACTCGAGCTTGTCGAGGCCCATGTCGATCGGCACCGGGCCGATCATCCCGCCGCCGCGCCAGTCCTCGGTCTTGATGACCAGCTTGGGGACGGTGACTTCCTCGGTTTCGGCGAGGTGGCCGACGCCATCGAGCAGCATGTCCATCTGCTTCAGCTTGAAGGGGAAACCCATGGCAATGCTCCTTTAGGCGGCCAGCTGGCTGGCAAAGTCGGCGTAATATTTGTCGGTCACGCGCTGGTTGAGGGAGAGGCCCTCGAGCGGGGCCACGCCGGTGAAGTCGTAGTCGATCACGGCCTGGCCATTGGCGAGGTCGGCCGCCTGGTTGAGCGCGGGATCGTACCAGGCCTTGCCGCCGATCAGCCGGCCGGCGGTCACGTAAGAGCGCAGCCTGGCGTTGATCGTGTCGATGGTGTCCTTGACCAGCATGACGGTCATCGGCTTGTCGGCCGCCCAGGCGAGGCCCTGCTCGATCTCGTCGGCGATCACCTGCGAGGTGCGCACCACGCTTTCGAAGGCATAGAGTGGCTCGTCGCTGCAGGTACGGTTGCCCCAATAGCGATAGCCGCCGCCGAAGCGCACCAGCGTGGTGATCCCGGAAGCATTGAGCAGCGCGGCGTCGGTTTCCGTGCTGTTCAGCGCAAAGCTGACGTCCTGGGAAATCCCGGTCACCCCGGTGACGGTCACGTTGGAGATCGTCTTGTGCCAGCCCGTCTCGGCATCGATCTGGGCGCGCAGGCCCATGGCGCGGGCCACGGCATCGCCGGCGAAGGCGCTCGACCAGTTGGGCCAGATCATCATCATTTCGCGTTCGCCGAAGTTCTCGCGATAGGTGAGCGCCTCGGCCACGGTGGCGCCATGCCCTGCGAAGTAGAGGAAACCGCGCAGCTTCTTGGCAACGCCGGAAAAGTGCGCCGTCACTGCCTCGCTATCGAGGGCCGGGGCGCCGAGGATGCGCGGGCGCACCTGCAATTCGGCTTCGGTCGTGATCAGCTTGTCGATGCCGGCGATGGTCAGCGCGTCCTGCGCCTGGGCATCGGCGCCCACGCCGACACGCACCAGCACGATCACCGGGCTGGAGACGTCGGCAATCGCAGCGAGGGCTGCGGGTAGGGTGCCGGTGGCGCCGATGGTGGCCAGGGCCTTGCGCACGTCGGTGATCAGCACGCGGCCATTGAGCGGGAAATCGTCGGCCGGGGCATCGGGCGCGGTGCCGACCAGGCCGATCACGGCGGTGGACTGGGAGGCAATCGCGCGACTGCCTGCGGTGAGAAAATTGGTCTTGATGCCGTGCATGGCTGGCTCCTGTTCAGGCGGCGCGGATGGACAAGCGGGTGAGGGGGATCGTCAGGCGGGTGAGGGCATTGCCGATCGCGCCGACTTTGGTGCCGGTGATCGTGGCCACGGCCTGGCCCGAGGCGAGCTCGCCCGCGATCGTGACCTGGCGCACGACGATGCGCGGCTCCCACCTGGCCAGGGCAAGGGCGATACCCATCGATGCGAGCAGCGCGGTCGCGCGGTTCATCGGACGATCGACCAGATCGGCCAGGATGCAGCCGTAATCGCGGCGCATCGTGCGCGTGCCGAGCGGGGTGGAGACGATATCCTCGCACGACTGCGCCAGGTGATCGTCACCCGAGAGCGGTGCGCCGGTCAGGCGATTCATGCCGGTGAGGCTGGTCACAGCGGCCCTCCGCTCTGCGCAGCGCCGGCCTGCACCTGGCCGTGCTTGTGGGACTTGAGGCTGATGCCGGCAGCGGTGACGTCTTCGCCCGCCTCGATCTTCCCCGACACGGCGAGATTGCCGGTTAGAGCGAGCGTGCCGCCATCGGGCAGGGCGAAGGTGAGGGCATGGCTGTCGGGATCGTAGGACAGCACGGCGCCGTCCTTGAACTGGATCAGCGGCATCGCGCTGTTGCCCGGCAGGGGGAAAGCGTTGCAGGTAATGCCGCCGATGGCGATGGCGGCGCCGATCTCGCCCGCCGGACAGAGCACGAGCACCTGCTCGCCCACGGTGGGCGGGCACCACACGCGGGTGTCGCCCATGCGGGGCGCGGCCCAACGGATCGGGCCGGTCTGCAGATCCTCGTCAATCTCTACCACGCATTTGCCGGCGGCATGATCGACCGAGACCACGCGCCCGAAGCGCAGCAGTTCATCCGGATCGGTCAGGGTGCTTTCGGGCGTT